ACGGGTGCGCTGGGCACTCTTGGAATTGCTGGTCTAAGTGGTGCAAGTCGCATGGGTCTGTTTGGCGGCAGTCCTTCAGAGTTGAGCGGAGAATCTGCATCTTTTGGCAGCATGGGCTCCCAACCACAGTCTTTCGGTGCAGGGAGCGCCATGGGAGCCGGTGCAGGCAACCTTGCGAACGTACAAGGGAACGCGACAGCCGACCGTGTGATTTTTGACCCCTTGCTCGCTCAGGGGAATCAGGCGCTGACCGGATTCGAGGGGCAACAGGAGTTTGGAGGGTTCGGCGTCAGAACAGGTGAGGACATGTACATTGGCGACCGACTCATGAAAAGCGTGGTTGAAGACATGCACCGTAAGGCACTTCTCAAGAAGGAAGGGCTCTGCAAAGGCGGTTGCGGTCAGACCATCAAGATGTGTGGCTGTGAGAAGACCGTGAAGGCTGAGTGCCCGAAGTGCGGCAAGAACTGCTCCTGCGACCAGAAGAACAAGGCCGACAAGAAGCCTGCACACGGCATGGTCATCGTCATCGGCTCTAAGGCTGGCCCCGGCCCCATGACTGAAGGCAAGCGCGACAAGTTGGACTCTGAGAAGGGCTCCGACAAGGACGACTGATTATATCGGATGAGCGTCAAATCGGGTCCGGGGCGGGGGGTTCCCCTCCGCACACCGGCCCTCCGCCCCACCTACGGTGCACTTAAGACCCACCGGCACTTCGCCATTTCGAGGGAACACCATGTCCGGTGTAGATAACAGCAACAATGACCAAGCAGAAATTCGACTGATGGGGCTCATCCTGACGCAGGCTGTGTCCATTGGTTTGGCCATCGCCATCTTTGATTCTGGCATCTGGCTTAACCTTCCTGAGCCAACCCTCAACGGCGTGACCTACGCTATGGCAGCCTTCGCCGTGCAAGGCTTAGCCTACTACCTGTTCAAAATGTTCTTTCAGCAAGGAATGGATGAACGCGCTCGCGCTGCTGCTCAAGAGCGTGCTCGGCGCACACGCTATCGCAGCATGGAGATGAACTTCGACCAGCGGCGTCAGGATATGGAGATGCGGATGCAGGAGGCTCAATTGGAAGCCGAACTCCGCTGGATGGAGAAGAACCCCGGTCGCACACCTCCTTGGATAGAATCTCGCATGGCTTCGGCCAGTTCTTCGTCGGTCGACTTCATCCCAGAAGAAGTGGCAAGGCACGTGGCACCAATGAGCCTTGGGCTTGAGTTCACTGACGCTGAAGAGGACGTCGGTCCTGAGCGCGGTCCTGATGGAAAGTTCAAGAAGAAGGAGTGATGGGGCTTGGGCCGCATCTTCAAGACGCCGTCTGACGATGCCGTCGAGGAGACCCTTCGGAGCATGCACATCGCCAACACGGTGGACGTGGCCTACGAGCGCAGTCTTGGATGGTTGCGTACCGTTCTGTTTTCTGTCGCCACAGCATTCATCATTAGTGGCTACGAGTTCTACCGTGACTGGAGTCTTTGGGAGTCAACGGGTGAGTGGGTCAGAGAAACGCTTCGTCGGTGGGCAGACTCGATTTTCAACTGAGGTTCGACCATGAGTGCAATCGGAGGCTCCGCACTGGTCGGTGGCGTCGTTTTTGCTCGTGAGTTGTGGCACTACTGGAAGCCTCGCCGCGTCGGTGTCTACGGTCCGCCTATGGTTGGCAAGACGACGCTCGACCGCTACATGACCACACCCGGTGAGATGGAAGCCATCCCTGAAGACGAACGAACCAAGCACTTCAAGGTCCCCGGACTGAATCGTTTTTTGCTGCCCACCCCAACACGAAAGCGCGTGTCCTACAAGGGCGATACGCGGGTGGTTTATTCTTCGGACGTGGGAGGCGACGAGCGCTTTTGGAACCTCTGGATTGACGACATGGTCAACCGTCAAGTCGAATCCATCGTCTTTCTGTTTGACCATCGCTCAAAGGACGGTGGCGAAGCGGCCATTCAAGCCATTGGCGGCTTCAAGTACCTCGTTGACGCTGTTCTGCATCGCCAATATCGGTACCGCAACTTGAAATCGTGGATGAAGGGGAAAAAGTATGCACCAAAAATCGTCATGCTCGTGGCGAACAAAGCCGACCAGTGGTGGGACGAACAAGCCAACATTCTCTGGCAACAGCAGCGACTCGGTGAACACGCCATGTACGACCCTTTCAGAGCCGACCTCGTCCGTTTGCAGAAGGCGGGTATTCCTACGAAGAGGGGAATGATGGCCACAAGAATTGGCTGGAACGTCGAAAACACGATGCTTGACTTGCTGACTGGATAGGTGATAAGTGATGATTGGAAGATTTGGTGGATATGGGCAGGTACCGCAGAGTGACGCGAGTCTGGCGACGATGAGTCAGGCTCACTTAATGGCATTGAGCCAGCAAGGCAACGCGAGCCATGAGCAATTGCTGGAGATGCAGGCTGCTCAGCAAGGCATGCGGGACATGGCTGGCAAGCAGAACATTGTCGTGCCAAAGGTCAACTTCTATCCGAGCCGCCATCCTGACCCTCGGAAGGCGAGGAAGCAGGACATTCGGCAGGCTCGGAGTCTTTTGACGCCGACCAAGCGAGGTTTGCTGAATCCATTCCGCTGGGTTTGGACGTTTAAGTACAGGTACAACAGGCAGAGCAACCTCTGCGTCATCGACGGGTGCAACTGCGAGGAACTGATTCGCTACGACAACCTCTACGCGAAGATTACGGATGAGGAAACCGGCAAGAGTTTGTGGGAACTCTACTGGCGAAACCCCGTCACACAGACTCCAGAGCCTTTCGTGGCACGGGAAAAGGTCACCAACGGTCAGAAAATGAAGGGGACCTACTGTCCTGAGCACCTCCACCTTTACCACCTCCTGTGCAAGTGGGAAGCCGAGAACGACAAGGACCACAACACCACCAAGACGGGAATGAAGGAAATGGTCAAGAAGGGTGTTTCGACGGTCGCTGTTCCTATCGCGGTGGTCAAGAAGAAGGACAACACGCCTGAGTTGCTCAAGAAGTACGAGCCCTTCTTTATGGAATTGGAAAGGGACTCCAGCACGCACCCCGGCATCACCCTCTCGCACTACCAGAACCCTGAAACCGGACTGAACGACATCACCACGGTCACTTTTGACTTGCGGATGTTTCAGAAAGAAGTGCTGGCCACGCGACCTCAACTCTCTGATGCCATCGCGAACCTTGGCATCATGCAGATTGCACCGACCCACCCTGTAGTCGGACCAGCAGAAGGTGTTATGGGAAGGCCTGAACTCCCACAGACCGAGCAGGGTCTGTTCGGACAGGGGGCTTGAGTCATGTTTGGCAACCCATCATCATCTGGAGCATTGAATCTTGGTGCCTCTTCAATGGTCGCGCAGCCTGCCATGTCGAACCCCTTCGCTTCACAGGGTATGCAGCAGATGTCCCAGTCCCCCTTCATGGGAGGGATGGCTGGTGGCATGGGCATGCAGCAGAACATGATGCAGCAGCCTATGGCACCTCCCAGTGAAATGGAAATTCAATTAGCACTGATGCGCACTTTGGCTCCTATTGACCGCTTCGTTGCCGGACCGAGCATGGCTACGTTGGTGAAAATGCTCAACGACCTCATGTCTTTCTCGATTCTTGAAATCTTGAAAAGTGCTACGTTCAAACTTGACGATGAAGGCGTGATGAAAATGGACATTACGAGCCTTCCTCCTCATCTGCAGACGATGAGCGCTGAGAACGTCACCACTCAGTATAACTCACTCCAGATGGTGAGTCAGCAGAGCATTCAGCAGGCAGAAATGCAGCAGCAGCAGATTGCTGCGTTTGCACAGCAGAGCATGATGGGAGGCGCGTTGAGCGCAGCCCTTGCGAATGAAGGCCTCATGGACAGGGCAGGTGGCGCTGCTGGTAAGTTCATGGGTTCGTTTATGGGGGTGAGGTGATGATTCAGGATTCTATGTCGGGTTTTGCGTCTTCGACGATGGAGATTTTCGCTCCGGTGAAAAGCGTCATCATCGACATGGTCATGGTGCAACTGTTGTCCATCATCATCGCATTGGCAGCCATTTTACTACTTGCATCCTCGGAGTTGAAGAGTGACCAGATTGCCTACCTTGTGGCAGGACTATTCGGGGCGTTCTTCATGCTCGGCAGCATCTATGCCCGCATCTCCGAGGTGTAGAGGGCCAGTGTAGCGACCCCACTTCTTGAGTGGGCACTCGCTCGACCGCAGCACGGTCTTGACCCGCATTTGGCAGCCGCACTCCAAGCACCGGCTGTACCATTCGTCCCAGCGCGGGCAGGTTTTACAGATGCTGATTCGCTCTGTCTGAATTTGGTCAGGTACAAAGCGGCGCAGTCCAGCGTCTCGTGCTGCTCGACTAAGGTCGACAACGGTTTTCATGGACACAGGTACGCCTGCAATCCGAGGTGCAGCGCGTGGCAGTTTCATGCTGTTCAGGACCGGCTTGGCGTTCAAAACCGTTATGGCGGCTGGTTGCGTGGCCCGACGTATGGGGAGCGGACGCCAGAACAAGCGTTCATGTCCGTTCTGCCAACACGGCGACCGTGACTCGTTGGAACAGAGCATCATCGACGGGGTCGCCGAAGCCCGATTGATAGACCAAGACTTGGGCTGGAGAGCCAATACGGCTGAACGCCACATGAAAAATCACGTCGGTGACTATCATGTCGGCGCCAACCACTCCTGCGCGGTCTGCACCGACGACAACCGGCGCATGTTTGAGGTCGCCTACTTTGAAGGCGAGCGCACCACGGACGACATCGCTGAAGAATTGGGGTGCAGTGAAGAATTGGTCTACCGCCACATGAAGCAGCACTTCCAACCGTTGGTCAAGAAGTCGTCAGCGGCCATCGTGGCCATTGATGCTGGGCAGGAAATCGACATCTTGCGCGACAACGTCCAGTCCCTCAACGGCAAGTTGGCTCAGTTCATGCAGGAAAGCAGCGTGCACGATGATGGCGTGATTGCCGACATGGTGCGTCTGCACAAGGAAGTGCGCGAGACACTCAAGGACCTCAGCATGTATCAGGAGAAGTGGGCTACCCCGACAACGAGCGTGGCCAACAGCACCATCAATGTCCTGAAAGTTGAGTTGGGTAAGGAGAGCCCTGAAGTATGGCGCCGCGTCCGCGAAAGCCTGCTGTCCCAAGCCGATGGTGTCGACGAAGACATCGTAGATATTCTGTGAGGTGAGAAGATGCCGGCGACTGGTTCCGACACGCGGATGTACAGTCCGCGTAGCGAGTCCAACCTCGGCTACTCCAAGGACGACGACTACCCGCACGGTATCGGCGACCCAGAGGAAATGGAGGCCTACCGCGACAAGCAGATGGCTGAGAAGGAGAAGCCAACGCTCACCGATGACCTCCCTCACCTGCAACTCTCCATCCCTCGCACACCTCCGCCCGTGCCCGGTATGCCTCCGATGGAGGAAGAGGAGCCAGCGATGGACGACCAGTTCAACGAGGGTCAGCAGTTTGGGGCCATGACGGGCATGCCTGACGTGGGCAACCTCAGCATCGGCAACGCGACGGGGACCATGCCCGCTCCCGGTGGCATGTTGGCTACGGGTGAGCCTATGGAGCACGCGTGGTCGTCGCTCATGAAAGCGCGGCTTGACGATGTGGGCACTGGGAAAGACAAAACGTGGAGCCAGCCGAAGTTTGAGACGCAGCCCGGTGGGTCCGACATCACGACGGCGACCAGCCGCCGCTCCAAGGCGCAGTCGCGTGCACTCGGTGGCGGCGGGAAAAAGCGCGGCCTTGACCTCGCTCCACTGAGCGTCGACCGGACGCACCTTGGCGTAGCGACCAAGCAGCCCCTCCGCCTCTTCCCTGAGCAGTACGGCCACCAGCGCGCGACTCAGCAGCGCCGCAGGCTCATGGGCAACGTGCCTCAGGCTCCTGCGGGGCACGGGCTTGGCCCAGAGCGGACCTATCAGCCGCGTGGACCGAAGGTTGCTGTGAGCGGGCAGACTCCGATGAAGGAGCCTATGGTGCCCCGCGAAAGAGGGCAAGGTTTTGCCAAGTCCATGGAGGGCCTGCGCGAGGACATCGAGGCCCTGAACAAGGCCAAGGACTACCTGCAGTTCAGCCAAATCCGAAGGCTGCTGCGCCAACTCAAGGATGCGACGGAGCGGCAAGAGCGGCGACTGAAGGCTGCTGCGCCCGGTGAGAATCGAGAGGCTGGACATCGAGAGGGGCAGGACAGCACGACGAAACCTGAGGGCGCCACTGAGAATCTGGAGGACGACCCGAAGAACTGGGGCGCCCCGTCCACGTTGTTTGCTGCACGTGGGAGCGGGAGGGTCGGCTGATGTTCAGGGTCCATCTGCCCGCCACGTCCTACCTGAAGAAGCAGGTGAAGTTCTTCGACACGCTGGATTTCCTCAAGGCGTACAAGAAGCACGTTTGGATGAACCAGTCGGCCTCCGTCACCAAGAGCGCTGGGTTGGCCTTTGGCGACCAACTGCTCCCTCACTCATGGGCGCCGACCGATGCCGGTATTCACCCTGACCCGAATACCCCCGACCACCCGCCGTGGAACCATCACCCTGAGACGGGTGAACTTCTTCCCGGCGGACTTCACCCCATCGACTTCATTCATCGTGACCTGCAGCAGCGATATGGGTACAGTCCGCAGCAAGCCGCAGACCTGATTGACGAAGCCGTTGATGTGCATAACCAAGAGGCTGGCAAAAATCACCAAGCCCCTTACTTTGGCAGCCCGCAGTGGCGCAAGGTCTTCATTGGACCACATTACCCTCACAATGAAGATGTACACATGCGTAGGGTGCGTGGTCGAGACCCGCTGTACGAAGGCGGACCTCGCCCGTTCATCACGTATTTCGCGAACAGCGGTAACGTCGAGGGGGCCGCCCAAGGCCAGTGGATTGATGGTGGTGCCGTGCACATCAATCGCGCACTTGGGCAGGTGTTAGGAAAGCGAGGACATCTTCAGGGACTGAGCCCCGAACAGTACCCGAATTACGTCAAGTACAACGCTCTCAAGCCGGGCGACCTTTCTGGTGGTATTGTTCAGTCGATTGGAACAAAGGATTTCAACAAATATCGTCAAACAGGTCAGTTGCCTCCGTTTTATCAGAGTGCAGAAATGCAGGCGGCATTGGCCGAGCAGCGCCGCCATCCTGAAATCCACGCACACCAGTTGGCACAATTACTGCCTGATGCTTTTTATCACGCGCCTACGGGAAGTGGAGGTGGTCGTGGCGGCGGCTCAACGATTGACCTGAAAGGCATTCTTGGTCAGATGGGGGTCGAGCACGGTCTTTCTGACGAAGAATTGGCCAAGATTGCCGGAACAAGGGCCATGAAGATGCTGTTTCAGGAGACCCACAACATCGACTCAGAGAGTGGCAGTGGTGCCGTAAAGTCACTGGTCAATGTAATGCTCCGAGACATCAACTCTCACTACACAGATGAGTTTTACCCGATGCACGCTTCGCATGCACGTGGTGCTGAAATGGATGAATCGACACCGTTTCACCGAGCCGCGAACCGGGTGGCCGGAAACATTGTCGCGCACATGAGCAACGCTGTTCACAAGTTGATGATGCAAGGTATGCCTGAAGACGAGGCGAAGATGACTGTGGCTCGCCAGATGCGTGAATCTCAGGTCGACACAAAAGGTCGCTACGAACCAGAAGAAGGTATGCGCGAGAAGACAGAGGCGGTTTTGACGGCGATGCTCAACAGAAGCGGCCATGACCCGGTGACGATGGATTCGTTGGACAGGATGTTGGGCGAAATCCCGACAGACCCTGAACAGCATCACTTGCGGACACCGACTCTGTCGTTTGAAACAGAACACGTTGCTCCAGAACACTGGAAGAAACGCATTGTTTTCCCTCACGAAACCGCTCCACAGGGCGACCAGACGACTGAAGAAGCACCGCCACTCCCACCTGCACAGCCACCTGCACCTGCCCCCGCACCCCCTATGGGGGGCGCTGGACCGGGTGCAGGACCGGGCGCAGGACTGGGTGCAGGACAAGGCGGTGTTGGCCTTGGACCGGCTGGTAAGGGGGGAGTGCTCGTGACGTCGCCTACCGGAGCAACACTACCACCATCACTCACGTGGGCAAAGCCCACGACTCCACCTGTCGCACCAACGATGCGTCAGGCCGCTCCGTTTGAAGAGCAGTACATGCAAGCGCGCAACGTGCCGCGCGAGCAGACCTTTTTCGACATCGGTACTGGTGCGGTGGTGCAGCGCTCTGATGATGTGGTCTCCAGCCTCGACGAGATTCGCAAGAAGATGGGCTACTTCGACGGCTTCCTCAGGGGGCTGCAGCCATGACCGACAAGGTGCTCGTGAAGGCCATAAGGCCTGAGTTCCCAGTGTCTGGTGGACCGCCAATCATGGTCATGGACAGTGGCCAAGGGGGAGGGCGTGGAGCCGTGGGCGTCACCCGCCGTCAGCGCGCTCTTGGTGGGCTTGGCACGGCAGTGGGTGTGCTCGGTTCGCTCGCTGGTCAGCATCGAAGCCTCGGTGGGCTGGTTCAGTCTGCCATCTCTGGTGGCGCTCAGGGCTCCGCGCTTGGCAACGCTTTAGGTCGAAAGTTCACGTCTCGCGAGCGACAAGCCCGCGCTGACTACGAAGAGGGAGTTCGTCAGAAGTACGCAGCACGTCAAGCGTCAGGCGACATGGGTATGTTCCAAGGCACTCGTCGTATGGGGAAGACAGTAGGTACTGCTTCTGACCCCATGACGATGGCCAACCAGATGCGGTATGTGGACCGAGAGCGGGCGGAAGCCATTGAACGGCAAAAGGCGCAGGCGGCTGTTGAAGAAGCACGGCGGAGGGCACATGGGAGGAACTTGGGTGAGGAAGACTTGGCAAACCTTGAGCGCATAGATAGGCTCAAGCGAATGATGGGTGTGGACAATATCACCTTTGATGCAGGCTTAGCCAACATGGAGGCTGCAGGTGGCCCGGCGTCTCGCTATCCGCCACCAGAAGCCGACTTTCAACCGACGAGACCAGTGGTCAATGCGGGTGGAGAAGTGGTGCACCCTGACGCAAGCCAAGCCGTTGCCGTCGTCCAAACTACGCCTCTACTCACAGCACCGGGCGCTGCTGCTGAGATTGGTAGAGATGAAAAGACTGCCATCGACGCCGCCACTCAGGAGACCATTGGTGTGACTGGTGACGGTGCGAGCAAGGAGCAAGAGCAAGCGCTCGCCAACTATCAGCGACCACGTCCTCAACCGTCGCAGCCGCAGGGCACGACGGTGCAGACAAAACTACCCGTCGGTGTTCAAGATAACGAGACTGCTGGGATGAGTGAACTACAGCAGCGTAATATGGGGGCGGTGTGATTGGCTGACGTCAATTCCCTCATCTACGACATGGACCGCCAGATGTCGGCGAAGTCCTTTGACTACTTCTTCACCGACATCCTCGGATTTGATTTGTCCCAGCACCATCGTGACTGGCTCCGTGGTCTCAACGAGAACCGCTACTACTGCGTGAAGGCGAGCCGTGACCACGGCAAGTCTGTGTTCTTCATGTCCTACGCGCTTTGGATTGCAGCGTTTCAGCCGGGCACGCACATCATGGTGTTCAGTCACAGCCTTGAGCAGACGCTTGAGCACATGCGTTTTATCAGAAACAACATTGAGACCGCAGACATCCTGAAGGAATTGAAACCAGCAGGAAAGCCGTGGGCCAAGTCTTACTTTGAGTTCACCAACGGCAGCCGTATCATGGCTAAGTCCGTGGGCGGCGCGACCCGTGGTTTCCACCCCGACGTGGTCGTATGCGACGACATTCTGTGGGGCACGACCAGTTCTGAATTGCAGCGCGCTGCTGACTGGTTCTACACCGTCCTGCTTCCTGTGCTGCACCACACGGGCCGCCTGATGATGGTGGGGACACCCTTCTCCTACAACGACCTGTACGCTGAATTGGAGGACAAGGACACCTTCACTGTCGAGACCTATCCCGCCATTCTGGCGAACGGCGAGCCTCTGTGGCCCAACCGATGGCCACTTGAGGCCCTCAAGCAGCGTGAGGAATCCATGCCCGCCATCAAGTTCGCCCGTGAGTACCTGTGCGAGCCGATTCACGACATGTCGAGCATGTTCCCGATGACGCTGTTGGAGAAGGCTCGCGACTCCAGCCTTGTGCTGTTGGACAAGGCTGAGCAGGACTTTGACGAAGAAGGCGAGCCCTCTGGCACGTTTGGTCAGCACTTTGTCGGATGGGACCCTGCAATTGCCAGTGACTCCAACGCTGACTACACCGCTATGGCGGTTTTACGCATACCTCCAGACGAGGACGTCAAGCAGGTCGTCCACATCGTCAACGAAAAAGGGTTAAGCAGCACGGCTCAAAAGCGTCACATCATTATGCTCAACAGTCGCTTTCAACCTGAACTCATCGAACTTGAAGGAAACAATTTCCAACGGATGTTTGAGGCTGAACTCAAGGACATGCGTGAGGACATCCCCATCAAGACTTTCATGACCACTCGTCAGAAGAAGGAGTCGATGTTCATGAGCCTCCTCATGGCCTTTGAGCAGGGTCAGATTCGCACCCCTTGGGGCGATGAGAAGAGCAAAGAGTTCACCCGTGCGCTGGAGACGCAACTCAGCCGGTTCGGTATGCAGAAGAACGGGCGGCTGGAGTCTGTTGGCTCGCACGACGACTTGGCCGTGGCGCTTGCGCTGGCGAACTGGGCCACCAAGGAGTTCAAAGGAAGCATTGTTCTTCTTGACGACTACCTTGACGGCTTCGACAGTTGGTTTGGCGACGTAAGGCAAGACCAAGTCGCCGGAGCAACGTGGTTCACGGCATGACTAAATAGCACCGAAAGGAGGAAACGTCATGTGGCCAAGTCTTGGAGTCGGTGGCGAAAACGTCGTCGACATGGGCCACCCCACTCTTTCGGCAGTGGCCTCCAGTTTGGCTACGCATCCTCGCATGAGCGTGCCATTGGCCAAGGCTGTGGCTGAGGCTACGGTTGTCTTTGTTGATGATGATGACTCGAAGCCTACTTACGCACCCTTTGCTCCTACTGGTGAAGGTTGGTTTGAAGACCGAATCGGGAAGAGCGCGAACGAAATTATCCGTGACCTGCGCAAGGCTCGCCGTGTGCTGAAAGAGGACAAGGTTGAGATTGACGCCCTTATCGCCAGCATCCGCGCCCTCAAGAGCGCCGAGGTTGACGCGACGCTGTCGCGCTTGGAGTGGGCTCCCCCTCACATCGAAACGATGCGCAAGATGGGGCTGTCGGACAAAGACATGCGCTCGCTTCGTCTGTTCGGTGATTCTCGCAAGGCCAGTCTTGTGCGTGCCTGCAGTGTGTGGGAAGCAGCGGAAGACTCGCTTGCCAAGTTGGATGAGTTTTCAGACGTTTGGGGCGAAGAAGAGCGTAACGCTTGGGTCAACGCCATGCAGCAAAAGCAGGACGCTCGAAAAATGTGGAGCAACGCACTGCACCAGTTTGAGACGCTGTCGAAAGAGCAGCAGAACTGGTTGCACATGGCCAAGGAAGAAGTTGAGGAGAAGGGTGCGATGAGCGCACGCGCCATCACCAGCAACCTCGTGGAGAAGGGGGTTTCTCGCATCACAGCGGGCCGCATGTCCAAATTGCTGACCATGTACGGCGAGGAAGTCAACATTGTGAAGGGTCACCGTAAAGGCGAGTTCATCTCCATGTCGAGGGAAGGCTTGGTGCTCAAGGACCCGTGGGCTTACGCGGCAGGCTTCCTTGATGCAGACGGCTACATCACCATCACCGAGCGTGGCGAGCCACGTGCTGGCTTCATCGCAACGGGCGACCGTGGTCGAATGCACTGCGAAGAGTTGCACAAGAACGTAGGCGCAGGCATCCTCCAATTGGACCAGAAGGTGTACAAGGATGGTCAGCGCAGTCAGCACCGCGTCAGTTTCTACTCCAAGGACGACCTGACCAAGTTGCTGGACAACATCACCCCTCATCTGAGGATGAAAGATATGCAGGCTAAGGCCGTCAAAGCCTACATCAGAGAGAAGAACCCGTTGCGTAAAACACAACTCAAGCGCTTCGTGCAGTTCTCCAATCGGGACGGAACAGACAAAGGTGAGGAGTCCCTGCGCGAATGGGGAGTCGACCGTGATACGGTCATGAGTTGGGCGGAGGGTCTGTGATGGCAGAGAAGAGCCGTGTTGGTCGCCTGATTGAATCGGTGTCCAGCCCGTTCCGGCGCAGGACCACACCTGAGCCTCAGATGCCACTGTGGACGACGGGCATCCAAGAGCCCGTGCTTGTGCAAGGTATCACCATCCCCGCACTTTACGCTGTGGCCAACGAGAACCTCATTCTGCGAACGGTGCTCAGCACCCTGCAACAGGAAATCTTCCGGCGCGGCTACTATTGGGAAAAGAAGTTCAACCGCAAGTGCTCTGCATGTGACGCTGAGTTTCAACACGATGTAGACACGTGCAAGGACTGCGGTAGTCCTGAACTCGTTGAACCTGACCCCGACCAATTGGTCTATCCTCGTTGGTTGCTGGACCAGCGCAATTCGATGGAGCAGACCTTCATGGACGTGCTTCGCGAAATCGAGTATGACCTGAACATCGTGGACGATGCGTTCCTCATCCTCATCAAGGAGTATTTCATCGACCCTGAGACAAAGCAGGTCGCTTTCTACCGCGTCAAAGAGTTCGTGCGGGGCGACCCCATCTTCATGCGCATCATCGCCGACAAGCGCGGCGTTCGCGGTGGACGGTTTCGAGTCTGCCCAATTCACCGCAGCGAGGTCAAGTCCTATTCCGAGGACGACAAGTTCTGCCCCACCTGCGGCTACGAGATGGAGGATGTGCACCACGTCAACACGGCTGGCAGCGGCAAGACGCAATACTACCTCAAGGGCGAGGTCATTCACGTCAGCAAGTACCAGCCGTCGAAACTCTACGGCCGCAGCCCCGTGTCGACGCTCTGGCGTCAGGCCATGACCCTCACGGCCATGGACAATTACATGTACACCGCTTACTCCAAGCGCAGGATTCCTCGCGGCATCCTCAGCATCAACACGGACAACCTTGAGTCCATGAAGGCGTTCTGGAAGGCCACGGACGAAAAGTTGGAGCGTGACCCCCACTACATCCCCAAGATTGCCACTGAGGGCTCAGGTAAGGGTGGCGTGAACTGGGTCAAGTTGATGGATTCGCTGGAGGAGATGCAGTACATCCCTGCACGGGATGAGATGCGTCAGCGCATCGCTGCCTTTTACGGAGTGTCCAACGTCTTCATGATGGACACCGGCAAGTCCGGCGGTCTGAACAACGAGGGCATGCAGATTCTCGTCACCAATCGTTCTGTCGAGTTTGGTCACAAGGTCTACACCGAGCACCTCTTCCCTCGTATGGTTGAGGAGATGGACGTCACTGACTGGAAATTGACGCTTTATCCCAACGAAGAAGAAGACGAGGTCACCCGTCTGCGCCGCGACGAGATGGAAGTCAACATCGCTCAGCGCATGATGATGATGGGGTATCAGCCCACGTTGGTTGAAGACTCCAACCGCGACATTCGATTTGTGTACAAGCAACCTGACCCAGCAGCGCAGCCACCCCCCGGTCCCGGCGGGATGCCTCCGGGCGGTATGCCCATGCCGGGCATGCAGATGGGCGGTGGCATGGGGACACCGGGCGCGCTTCCCAGCAGGCAGATTCCGCCTCAACTGGCGGCACGTATGGCAGGCGAGGCGCAAGCAGGTATGGCGAACCCCGGCGGAGAAGGTATGGGTCTGCGAAATCGCGGACCAGCCAGTCCGCAAAACAGAACCAGCATGGGTTCAGGCGCACCCTTCTCCAGCGTTCAACAGCGTGGAGCCCCGATGGGTGGCGTTGAGCAGGCTGGTCAGAGCATTCTTGACGCCAGAAACTTTCGTGGGGCCTGACGTAGTAGCATTTAAGCCGAAAGGAGTGATGGCATGAGCATGGACGTCAAGAAGTTGGACCCGATGGCGCGCAAGATGCGCACGCACGTCGACGCGTTCTACAAGGCGCTGGATGAGCAAAACACGAACGATGCTCGACATCACATCACTGAAGTGATGAAGTTCGCCGACTACCTTGGGAAGGACATCGACAGTTCAATCGTCAAGGCTGCTGAGGCCGACATGAGGCGGCTCGGCGTCAACGACCTTTTCGCAGGTGGCGTTCCGGTTCGCAAGATGAACGACGCCGTCCACAACGTCCACCGTCCGGCGGACAACGTGCTCCCCGGCACGGTCCGAACGACTCGGTTCGGTGCAGTGAACCGTCGCTTGACGAACCGTGAAGTCTGAGGTGAGCAACGTGTCTGATGTGGAGGGGAACCCTGCGGAGCGCTTGATGGGTGCCCTCATCAGCAAGATGGAGACGATGGATGCGGGCATCCAGAGCCTGCGTGCTGAGAATGTTGAGTTGCGCAAGATGATGCAGAACCCGTCAGCGATGCTGCGCAAGGCTGGCTTCGTGTCTGTGGGAACCTCCCGTCCCGAAGGATTGGCTATGGATGAGTTCCGAGGCGCCATGGATGACGTGGTGCTCAAGGCTCAGGATGGCTCTAAACTTGGCATCCCTGTGTCTAACGAGGACTTTCATGCTATGGACTGGGCAGACATTCACGCCTTGGCTGAGCAGGCCAAGGATGCCGGTGCAATCGGCAACCAGATGGGTATGGAGTGAGGAAGATGAAGCCACGATTTGAGCCAGTGCCAGACGAAGTTCACCATTTGCTGAAGGCTGCGCGCGAACTTGAAGACCGCATCGCCAAGAAGGAGGGCAGCATGCCCGACTACTCTGGACAAAAAGAAGGTGCAACGCAGGGCAGTGCCCGTTTTGAAGCACAGCCCTCCGGTGTCCCCAACACCTTCTACAACACGAACAACGTCGTGCCTGAAGTTCAGGACGTGAAGAACAAGGGCGCTATCTCTGAGAGCAGCAGCGTGCTCGACAAGAACCCCTACTACCCAACGGCCTTCAGCACCACTGGCGCTCTGGAGAACACGGCGGGCGATAAGGGTGCGCGAAACTCCCCTTGATACGCTCGACCGAGCGAGGGATGTCTTCGCCAAGTCGCTGACCGATGGCGTCGGAAGGGCGGATGCAGGGGCTGAGTTTTTCCTTCAGGCCGTGAGCGCTGAGCGCCACGGCTATCTTTTGGGTGCAGACGACGAAGCACTCATCAAGATGTTCTACGCCGTCATCCGTAAGGAAGACGAAGGTGCAACGGGCACGCAGGGTGCGGTTGACCTTGCCAACGACATGAACGAAGGTATGCAGGAAAGCGGTCTGAGCCAGTACCAAATTGGCTACGACATCAGTCATGGGGCTGGAATGGGGCTGGCCCCAAACCCCTCCTATGACGAGAATCGAGTTGTCCCTCCTGAGCCAACCGCTGGCTCTCTTGTCGGTCACCATGTGCAAATGGTTGACGGTCATGAAGACGACCCTTACCGTACTCACGACGTGTTTGGCCCTGACTTCAACCCGCTTTACGGTCGCATGGGCGAGCATTTGGCTGGCTACTACGTGGCGGACGACCCTCGCGAAGAATCTGTAGCCCAGAAGCATCATCACAAAGAAGGTGCGTGGGAAGAAGAGGCGAAGGATGGTCTGCACAGTTTCCTGCGTAACGTGCATCACCTCGGCAAGTTGGACACCGATTATGCGACCAACCATGCCCTGTATGAGAGAGACTACTCTGATTGGACATCAAACAACAGTTCGGACCTGAGCAGGGTACGCCAGCAATTGGAAGAGGAAGGGTTGGACGAAGGCGAAATTGACCACCGCTTTCGTCAAGCGCACATCAAGCAGAAGCAGGCTGAGTGGGACGAGAACCTTGGGTTCTTCGACTACCTCTTTGGCATGGAATGGCTGACGCCAGAAGAGCGTGCAAAGGCCTACGAGTACATGCGCGAGCATGGGGCTGCAAGGCACGAACAGAAACCTCTCAAGTTTGGGCGTCACACAAACGACCCCGATTTCATGCCGCGCTTCAAGCGCTCGTTCTGGCAGAGGTTCGCCCCTTACTACGACTGGTGGGTGCGCGACCCCAAGGGTCCGGGCGAGGGCATGATGAACCGCCCCATTCGACTCCCAGAGGCAGCGACTGAGTACACCGAGAAGCGTTTCAACCTCGATGCACTGCGCTCTCACCGCCCTGACGTCGGTGGCGCACACGGACTTGAGCGAGCATACGACTCGTTCAACAGGTTCCTTGATATTGCGGCTCAGTACGAAGGAGTTGACCCCAGACACGTTGAGAAGTACCGGATGAAGGGCGGTCGAGTGCCAGTCCTGAATCCTGATTATGATGAGAATGGTGAGCAACTTCCCTTACAGTTGACCAACATCGGTAGTCAGCAAGAAATGCGTCCTCAATCAAAAAATGACTTGCAGGCCCGTAGCAACGGTCTCGGTGAACTCGAATTGCGCCTTCTTCTGGGCATCGACATGAACGGGAAGTTGTACGAAGAAGGGAAGCACCCCCTGTGGGGAAACCTTTGGATGGCCAAGGACCAGTTCGGAAATCCGGTTGCAGGGATGCAACCTGAGTTCACGCAGGAAGAGGCTGACTCCATCATGCGGGAGCGGTTACGAGAAGGTGTCCAGACGGCTGCGCCCGGACGTGCTGCTCGCAACCACGCCATTGGGATGTACGGTACCTACGTTGACCCTGACGCTTACGGTTGGACCGAAGACCACGATTCGCTCAAGACGTACTTTGCCGAACCCTTCCTCGGCATGGGTGGCCTGCACAAGAACCCTAACGAGTTGTTCAACATCCTTCACCACGCAAGTCTTCTTTTCTCGCCCAAGCAGCAGCAGACTCAAGACGAAAGCGAGGCCTTGCGGGGCTTTTCATTGGCTGACTTTGGTATCGAAGAGGAGGATGTGCCTGAAGAAGAGGCGGAGTACGAGGCTCAGATGGCTTCTCCTCGCGAGAACAAAGGGGGCAAGCGCGAAGAGAGTCTGCTGTTTTCGCGCACAGGGAACAGTATCATGCACCGGCATGACCCAGAATCGGATTCGGCGGCCACCATGGGACCATTCTTGGGACCCTTTGACCAGCGGTCCATCCAGATGGGGGACATGGCAGTGGGCAACAAAACAGTTCTGACCAACTCCAAAGGCTCTGACGTCGACGCGGCTGCGAACCTTTCACCTCACCACGTTCTTCAATCGTCCAGTCGACAGGGGACGTTCGGCTTCAACTCTCAGACGACCCGACACAACGTGACGGTTGACTCGGCGCACGCCAACCGCCTTCAGGGGGAATACCACAACGCCCGTGAGTCCGGGGACAGCGATGCTGCACAGGCTGCTCACGACGCGATGAGAGGTAATGTGCCTGAACATATCAAAATCAGCAACCCCTTCGGAGCCGAGGGCGGCGCTCTCAGCGACGAGACCTTCAATGCCCACGGGGCGCATCACTACTACGACATCGCTCATCGACTTGGCTTTGGTCGAGCGCCAATGGACCCTCAGCGAGAGCCTTTGGAGCACGGAAGCGCCTTGATGGGCCAGTCTCCGCTGCGCAATCCAGATGAAATGGAGCGGCTTAGTCGGCGGGTCGCTGTTCCTGAAGAAGCCAACTTTGAGACGGCGAAAGCCGCACTTGATGAGGAGTACGAACGGTACTCCAAATCGGTAGGCGACTCAGAGGAAAAGCAGCAGGAGTTGAAAGAGGAGTACGAGCGAAGGCTTGCTCGTCTTCAGCAAGAGCATGCTCTGAGACCTTATCCTGACGAAGAAGCACTGTACGGCACAGAATCGTTTTCGATGCCAGAGCAAGGCGGTATGTTCGGAGCGCTCCAAGGCGGACTTGTTCCTCGGTTGTCGATGCCCAGCCCCCTCAAAGAAAATGAAGAGGAGTTTTTTCGTCTTGTCGATGCGTCGGCTCAAGTGCAGGAAGCGCTTGACGCCACAGATGACCCTGCTCGTCGAAAGCAGTTGCAGTCTGAACTCATCGACCTGAATCAGCAGATGGACGTGTTGGAGTCCACGCTTGGTGATGTAGGGGGTCAAGTGGAGGTAGGGGCTGTTTCTTCTACAAGTAAGCGGGCTTCTAAGCGGGCTTCTGTACGAGCAACGCATCAGAAGTTGAGGGGCGATACGCAGGCGATTGCGGAAGCAGGCGCTCATTTGAAAGACGTCATCGGCACGACCGACCCGGACGCGCTGGCCCACATTTTCGACCCAAGCCTGCCGCACGCCACTGTTGAGGCCAACATGCGTCAGTGGGCGCGCATGGCCAACGACTACCTCAACCGCGTACCGCACCGCCTTCACGGCATCCATACCTTGGGGACCACCGAGTTCAGCGAGGCTGGGAGCCAAGCGCAGACGGGCTTTGGCACAAACATCAAGCGCATGGTGCACGATGCAGGCCAAGTGCCGCCGGTCGACCTGCAGATGATTCTTTCTGGCGGCGCTGGTGATGCGGTGAACGCCATCCTCGATACGCTGGAGTTGGACCCGAACGACCCTCGCCACGTCAAGATGGCAGAGGAATACTTGGAGCACGATATGTTTCCGAGGATGCTTTCAGGCCAGCCTACCGCGCCCGTGATGACCCTGCGTCAGGTGTTCAAGCAGATGTACCCGGACATCGACATCGACTTTGAAATCGGCGACCTCCGTAAGCGCACCAACCGTGGCCGTGCAGACGAAATCAAGCAGAAGGTCCAAGCCCTCCACCGCACCTTTGCCGTAGGTGCTGAAGAGCGCAACGCTCAGTTGGGTCTGTCCCACACGCTTGCGTATAACCCGGACGACCGTGGTTCAGAGGATTTCACCAAGAAGCGCTCTGCGATGGGCAACGCGAAGCAGAAATTACTCAGGTACGAAGACGAGCACTTCAACACCCTTCAGCAACTCGACTCCATCATTACGGGACTGCCGGAAGTTGAGCCAGCCGCTCAGGTGATGCAAACCCGTCGAGGTATGGGCGCTGTGCCCGTGGACAAGTTCGGGCCGAACACGCACTCGGTTATGTCGCTGTACAACTCAGCGGGCTACCGTCACGGCATGGGACGAAAGATGCAACCCAACTTTGATTTCCGCATCAAGCCCGATGGCACGGTGTCCATCCTCCCCGTGCAGCCCGGAGCGTTGACGACGCACCTTGTTCAGCCGCTGGAGTCGTTCTGGAACAAGGTCGCTCCGGCTGCATGGATGCACATGCTTCGACACCCTGACCACGCTGACGCCCGTGCGGCGCTGAACACGGCCGAGCACGAAGCGGCTGAGTTCAAGGTCAACAGCGTGGGCATGAGCCGGAACAGCAGCGCTCACAACATCACGATGTCCGAGTCAGGCCTTGACGTGCAGTTGGCTGGCTTGACCAACCCTGACGTTATTCGCAAGGAGTTGGGGAAGAAGGTCCCGCTGCTTCAGCCGATGCACCGCATCTTCGACCTTGACGACTTGGAGCATCTGCGTGGCTTCACTGGAGACTGGGTCGTTTCGACCATGCCTGAAGGTGAGCGCGGCTTCGTCAAGAAGGAGGACGACAAGGTCACGTCTGACTCGTTCAGTTTGTCGGACAAGGACAAGGAGAACTTCACGAAAGTAGCCAGCGAGGACTACCACGCCGACGTCATCAAATTGGAGGACGGCTACTACATCTTCGACGTCATTGAGTTTGACGAGAAAGAGGTGCACGACGTGCCTCTCAACGACCGCATGAAAATCCTGCGCGGCGCCATGGAGGGCGTGCAGAACATCCACATCCCCAGTGCGAGCGACACGCGCTTGACCGACGACGCAGGTCTCAAGGTCACAGTCGAAAACCTGCAGAAGGACGACGAACCTATCCTGCTGCGTGATGCCAAGTCCGTCTACATGGCTGGCGAGATGCGGCACCCGAAGTGGGTGCTGCTCAAGCCCGGCAAAGACGTGGTGCTCCGTGTGCTGGAGCGGCGCGGTGACGGACCCTACACCTATCGACTCGGCACTGGGCCGGTGACGCGTGAAGAGCACATCGGCTCTCGCGCCGTCGAGTCCGATGGCGAGACCTACATGGACGTCGGTGCGGCGTTCAACAGTCCTGAGAAGTTCAACGAAGGCGACCACGTGCGCGTCAACGTCGCCAACGTCAGCAAGGTGGAGGGCGCCGACAACACAGCCGTCTACACCCTGACCGGCTCTGAAATTGAAGGAGAGGCTGAAGGAGAAGGCCTCGTTAGTCAGGAAACCCTGAGCCTGCTTGCCAAAGCAGAAGACCAGTGGCTCTGCGAAGTCACACGGGCTCCCGGCGGGATTCGCGTCAGCATGCCTCAGGGTCACGTGCTGTACAAGTGCACGCAGAGCGGTTCGATGTGGACGGCCCACAGTCCGCTGGCCGACAACACGTATCTGGTTCGTCTTGCCGAAAGTCAGCGACCCTACTGGTCTCCTGTAGCAGGTGCGATGCTCAAGGCTGACGTCGACATCAAGGAGATGGTCGAGGAAGATGAAGACGAGTTTGGCGAAGCCAAGCCTCTCATCAAGCCAAAGAAAGTGCAGGGCACGTCATGGTGGGAGCAAGAGGAGAAAGTCAAGGCGATGCGACGGGGCATCTTGACGCTGGAGCGCTTCCTGAAGAGCGGCATCGGCGCAGTGGGCGCATCAAATGCAGGTGCCAAGGGTCTGGGTTTTGACTACGCTACCCCCATTGAGTCTCCGATGGGTCCGACGAACCTCCACGACGAGAAGACAATGCCTGATTTTGACAACCGGAAACGGCCCGGCGAGGACTCCGACATTGAGGAAGAATCGGAGGACAGCGAGCCTGCGAAGCACATGGTTATCCCTACAAAAGAAGGCGTTCTTGAGGTCACAGACGACAAGGCCGTCTTCCGTATGTAGTTAAGTAGTGTGACTGTAGATTGCGTGAACAATGAGCGCCTCGGCGATGCTGCGAACCTCCCCCGTCCAGCACGGCGGGAGCATCAGCATCGTCAAGTCGGACAGCGACCTTGTTATCGCTGGCTACGCTTCGGTCGAGATGGTCGACAAGCAGGGCGACCTCATCACCCGTGGAGCCCTCAAGGACGCCTTTGACGGCTTCATGAAGGCGGACGGCTACCGCAACGTCCAACTCGCACACTCCAACATTCAGGTGGGTCAGGTTATCCCCTCTTACACGGACTCCAGTGGTCGCGTGTGGAAGTCCGGTGTCGATGACGCCGGCATGTTTGTCGTGATTCAACTTCGCGACGACATCGAAAAGGCCCGTGAAGTGGCCAACGAGATTCGCAAAGGCGCGCTTCGCGGCTTCAGCATTGGTGGGCAGGCGTTTAAGCGCATGCGAAAGAGTGACGCCAGTCATGGCGACTACACTGAAATCTCCAAGTTGGAACTGCACGAGGTGACGATTTGTGAGAAAGGCATCAACCCAGAGGCCACATTCCGAATACTAAAGGAGGACACAACAATGACGAACGAAGACAATGTGTTGGGCGATTTGTCCAGCGTGCTGGACAGGCTGAACGGACGACTGGATGCCATGGAAAAGGGTATGCCCCCATTCATGGCAGACAAGAAGAAAGACGAAGAACCCAAAGAGGAGTCTTCGTCTGACGAGGAAGAGGACGAGAAAGATAAGACGGAGAAGGGTTTCTCCGACATCATCACCGCCGACTACCTCAACTGGATGGAGAACACGCTCAAGTCGCAGGGTGTCGACACGGGCGCGGCTCGCGCTCACTTCGACGGCATCTCCAAGGCCAACCTCGGCTCCACGCCTGAGGCCATCGGCGACGGTGCCGATTACTTCGCTGGGCAGGTCAAGGGTCGCGCTCAGGAAGGCGGCTCCCCGTCCACGAACGCCATCGGTCGCATCAACTCCGGCGGCGGCCCCGTGGCCAAGGGCTACCTCTCCCCCGATGACGTGACCCCCGCTGACCTTGAGGCCGCTTACGCTGTCTACAAGGCGGCTGCGGTCGAAGAGCGGTTCAAGGGCTCCCTCGGTACGGTCTTCGCGGACCGCCTCGCCAAGGAACTCAACGCTGAGGCGCAGGCCCGTGAGGCCCGCTCCTTCGACGCGCGCACCCCGCTGGCGAACATCGAGAAGGCCCTGAGCGACCTCAGCGCCCGCATCGACAACATCAGCACGTCCGCTGCTGCGGCGCCCGCCATCCGCAAGTCGTTTTCCGCTGTCGAGGTCCCGTCCACTCAGGACCTCGCCAACATGGACTGGGACGAGGTTCACCGCCTCGCCGGGAGCGTCTTTGAGGTTTGAGCCTCAGCAGAATAAATTGACATGGAGGAATGAATCATGGCACGAGAATACATGCGAACCATCAACGACATGGAGCGGTACTACTACGGGGCAGGGTCCTCGATGGGGTACTCCTACTCTGGCAGTGAGTTGCTGAAGGCGGACTCCCCGCTCCTCAGCACCACGGCCGGTACCTACCAAGCCATCTACGGGCGCAAGGTGTGGAGCCAGTTGAACCAAGAGTTCAACGCCTTCTCCATCCTGCCCAAGAAGCCTTGGGACCGCAGCGGGTGGCGCGTCGTCACCGCCAAGCCGTCCAAGACGGTCGGCGGCGGCATCGCTGAGAACGGCACCCTGCCGGACACCACCAAGCCGACCTTCCAGAACGTGGCTGCGAAGCCCAAGACGGTCGCGCACTCCTTCGACATGTCGGAGACGGCCATCTTCCTGAACGACAAGGACGACGGTCTGGGCGACATCCGCTCGGTCCTCAAGGAAGAGATGGGCAAGCACCACGCAGAGCACATCAACGACATGCTCACCGAGGACGTTACCAACCCTGCGGGGAACGACATCGAGTCGCTCGACCGCGTTACCACGGGGAACAACTCGATGGCTGGTGGCGGTGTTCACTACGACAATGGCGACGAGGACATCTACTCCATCGACCGCAGCGCCAACACGTGGGCCTTCGCTGAGGACTCCGCCAACGCGTCGTCCACCAACCGGACGCTCAGCCTTGACCACCTCGACGAGACCTTCCGCCTCATCTGGGAGCGCGGTGGCAACCCCAAGGTCATGCTGACCGGGTACGACACCCTCATGCGCATCCAGCAACTCCTGCAGGCGCAGCAGCGCTTCATGGAAGAGAAGCGCGTGGTCCCCACCTACAACGGCGTCAAGGGTGTCCCCGGTATCGAAGCCGGTTTCATCGTGGCGACCTACAACGGTGTCCCCATCATCCCCACCAAGGAAATGGCCGGTGACGGCATCAGCCGCATCTACATGCTGGACACGGACTACTGCTACTTCAGCACCGCCAAGCCGACCCAGTACTTCGAGTCGGGCATCGAGACCGGCGACCCCTTCGCCATCAACCGTCTCGGTCAGGAAGGGCTGTACCGCACGATGGGCGAAATCTGGACCACCTTCTTCGGTGGACAGGGGAGCATCCGCGACCTCCAGTGAGGTTGCACCAAAGACAAGACATGGAGGAATGAATCATGGCAGCGAACGAAACTGTAGCAAGCGAAGGTCTGGAACTCCGGTTCAACCCCGGTGACTTCTCAAACGTCAGTGTGGTGGCCGACCTCGGCCTCCACGCCGGTACCCCCATCAGTGAAACTGGTTGGCTCGACGGCAACACCGGAGGTTCCTACCCCGGAAGCCTGACGGGCTTCGTCGCCAGCAACTCGGACGGAAACGCGGTGGGCTCAATCCGCCTCATCACCATCAAGTTCGACACTGATGCGGCTACTCCGGTCGACATGGTGTTCTTGAGCGGCGTGTCGAAAATCCTTGGTGTCGTCGGGTCGAACAACCCGACTGCCGACAAGACCCTGAACATCGCGACGTTCACGGCTGGCAAAGTCGACGACACCTCCGGCTCGGAGTCTGTGGCGTCCACGGGCGGCTCTGCCCTTGGCTTCACGGCTGAAACCGAGACAGCCGCCGCGACCGGATGCACTGTGACCCTGCTGGTGCTGAACTGAGGTGAGCCTTCGTGCCCACCGTGACTTACATCGGCAGCCGGGTCTACCGGAAGAAGCCTGACGGGACCGGAGAACTCTGGCCGCGCGGCGAGCCAGTGAGTGTCTCTCAGGACTATCTGGACAAGCACCGTACCGCCATCTGCACCAACCCGACCGCCTTCCTCGTTGAAGGCGACGAGGCTGTGACGGTGGACGAAGGCGCTGACGGCATCCCCGACGAAGGCTGGTCAAAGAAGGACATCAGTGCTTGGCTTGAAGAACGCGGACACGAAACTGGCGGCTACACGACCAAGTCGAAGTTGCTGACCACCGTAGCCGAAGTCTTGGCACCCGCACCCGAACCAATTCCTGAGGTCGTCGAGACCTCTGAGGAGACCCCCACACAGGAGAGTGAATGAACTTGGCAGTGACAATTGACCCCCGACCGACGTACTTTGGCGACCGCATGGTTGTGACCGGCTCGTATGATGCGACTGAAACGACGATTGAACTGGGCGACCTTCTCGCAAGCGTTGACGCGTTCACGTTGAACCCATCTGCAGTCACCCTTCAAAACGTGGACTCGACGCCGGCTGACGACGGTGGTACTCTCGCCATCCTCGCCCTCATGGACTCCGCAACCGTGAGTGGGACCACTGTGACCATCCATCCGGCTGCAGGTGGCTCAACCAAGGCTGGGACCTTCCTCGCCATCGGTCGCCGCAACTGAGGTGATGACCTCTGGCTGAAGGTGCGAAGGTGATTGGGCCGTATGCGCCCAAGGACTTCAGTGACCTGACGGCGCTCAACGGAACCATCGCTACGGACGTGGCTGCGGCCATTGGAGCGAACTCTATTGTCGGAGCCGAGCCCATCAACGTCCTCGGAAACATTTTCATTGTCGTCTCCTTCACATGAGGTGAGGGGTATGGACGACTTTGGCAGCCTTGGGCTTGACGACATCCAACGGATGCAGAAGCGAGGCATTCGCTTCAACGAAGGCTACGGCGCTTCGGTTCGCACCAACGAGGACAAGCCTCTGGAAGGCGTCACGTTGAAACAGCGCAACCGCAACCGGCAGGCAGGCGACGTCCTCAACATTGGCTCCGGCACGCGCTGCAAGCACTGCGGCATGCTCTACTTCTGTTGGGTCGATAAGTGCCGAACGTGCCAGAATCCGATGGACTTCAATCTGGGAGTGAAGCAACACTGAGGTGAGAACATGCCTGTTGTCTTCAGTCCCGGTGAGCCAGAGACCCGACCTCTGGACCCGTCCGCCGTCGTCTACACGACGGGGAACAAGGTGGCTGAACTTCTTGGCATCGCTGCTGGAACGCCTGTGGTTGGCGCAGCGGATGCAGCGTCGACGGGTTTCTACATCACAGGCACGGATTTTCGTGAGCACGGGTTTGAGAGCGGCGATACCATCCTCGTTTTCAGCGACCTCGACCCTCTGGGCACCGAGTTCACCATCACCGCGCCTGCGGTCGAGGACGTTAGCGGCACGAAGTACGTGAAGTTGCCAACCACCATCGCTACGCCTGCGAACTACACGGAGGCTGCGAACACCGAGATTCAGAACCTCACCATCTTCACCAACGGCAAAAGCCGTGGCGTGACCCGCAACATCGTGGAGACGCACATCAAGCGTATTCAAGACCGCATCGACAACATCACGCACAACGCGTGGAGGCCCTACCTCGTGGCTGCGGAGTTCATCAACTTCGACACGTACAAGCCCTACCGCCGCCGCTACTACACGGACTACGTGGGCACTGCACCGCTGCTGTTCAGGAATGTTCAACAGGTTCTTCGGATTGAACTCTGGCAGGGAGACGACTACCGTGAAATCGGAGCAGCCGAAGCCCGCATCAAGATTCAAGACGTTTCAACGCTGTATGGGGCGTCGATTTTCCTCAGCGTTGGTGACGGTAGTGTGGGTCGCCTTGATTCTGGCAGCGCTGCTACTGAATGGCGTGGACAGTTTGATGCGAATAGTGCTGCCCAGAACCTCGCGGACCTGATAAACAAGGAAGACCGCGTGAGCAAGGCCGCTGTCGATTTCAGCCCTGCTTTCACCCTTGAAGGCTCCAGTGCAAACGTCGCCGTGCACAACGAGTTCCTTGCGAGCGCAAACGCCGAGTACGGCACTGGCGTCGTAAAAGTCACCAGCATGAGGGCTGTGAAGGCTGGGGAAGAGTGCAGCATCGTAGCCCTCGCTACTGGCCTGACCATCGAGCAGACTGCCGAGGCAACGGCTACGGTGTCTTCTGAAAGCGCAGGTACCATCACGGTCGATTCGACAGAGGGATTCGTCAAGGCGGGTGTTGCGACAGACGGGACCAACGTCTTCCGCTACACCGGCAAAACCGCCACGACGCTGACTGGATGCGTGGCTGTCGAAGGCTCACTGCCTTCCTCTGGCGACATCTCTCAGCACGTGTTCGTCACCGACCTGCAAGGTGGCAGTGCGAGCGGGGACAACGCTCGCCTGCGCGACTGGTGGCTCGACCACGAAATGGGCATCATCTACTTCAACAACTCCTACCCCTTTTTCGAGTGGAACGCCGTTAAGGTCGCCTACATCTATGGCGAGCGGTACCTCGAAAAAGCGATTGAAGAGGCCGCCACCAAACTTGTGGCGAGCGAGTTGCTGATGGCTGACGACCGAAGTGTGCTCATCCCTGAAGGGACGCAGAACATTGACCTCGGCTCCAAGGCACAACTGTGGCGACGTGAGGCCATGGATATTCTCGCTCGCTACAAGGAAGTGGTGGTCTTCTCATGACGGCGGACTGGAAAGAGCCGCTGGAGACGGTCATTGACCTGCTCAAGGCTGACTACGACGCCGGCACTGGGACGGGCTGGAACCGCGCGAACACCGATAACGTCAAACCCGTGGTGCTCGACATCGCAGACGAGGGGCCTGAGCGCGGCAAGCGACTCGACCTCCAGCGGCACGACTACATCCTGTGCTACGAAACGGCGCTGAACGAAGAGGTCCCAGACCTCCTCTACAACTTCGTCACGACGCGCGTGAACATCACCGTGGACATGCGCACGACGCGCAGCAGGTCACGTCTGCGCAAGATGGAAAACGAGATGCGGCGCGTCATTCACACGTCGAGGAAGGGGGACGGCGTCAACTTTGACCGCATGATTCTCAAGACGCGAACCGACTTGTCTGACCGTACCAAACAGTTGTTCAGACACACGTTTCAGGTCGAAGTGGTTATTCTTGCGGAGTTGATTCCATGAGCGGCTTTGGGTCTCATTTCAAAGGTGACGTTTCAGAAGTCACCATGGGTCATGAGACTGGATTGTTCATCGAGCACGGTTTCCCGCGTACGTGGACGGCCACAGACAACGTCGACTACACGACCATCACGTTTGCAGGCACGACGACGGTCAGTACGACCAGCATCTTTGAGCAGCAGAAGCCTGTGCTCAAAGTGCCACTTGGTATGCTCATTGGTCAGCGACTGACCTTTCACAACACAGGGGCGGGTGCAGGAGCGTTCTCCGAACACTACCCTACGTCGTTCAAGAGTCGCACCTACTCCATCATTGACCACACGTTTGAGTCTGATGCAACGGTCATCAAAATCGTCCCTGCCTTGAATAACATCGGTGCTGGTTTGAGCAGCGATACCGGCGATGCGCTGTTCATTCACTCAACTGGGTTCCCGACAATTCAAGGTGACAGCAACTCGGTCATGAACACCGCAGCGGACGCATCCAAAGAGGTCAGCCTCATCGACCAGTTCATTGGTCTGGCCAGTTTCATGAC